AAAATAATGCTTTACTTAGAAGTAGAAAAGAAGTTGAGATTAATGGTAATGGAACTTCTGGCTATACAATCAAAGAAGGTTCTCATAAAGGTACCGTTTTAGGTCACATTAAAAGAGATAAAAATGTTATTTAATTTTATTAAGAAGCTATCTGCCAAATTAGATTACTGGATTTGGAAGCAGGAATTAAAGAAAAAAATAAAAAGATTTAAAAAAGATAAGCTCATTTAATAAAATAAATTTATGATGGACATAAATACCCTGCAATATATAAGAAAATACGTGAAAAAACGTATAGAAGAAACTCGTCATGATATTTGCTATGGTATAGACACACTAGATAGGCTCCACTATGCTAAAGGCAGGCTCAGCGCATTAGAGACGCTGCTACAGGATCTAAAAGACCTGCAACATAAAGAGGAGAGTATAGATGACGATAGTGGTACCGAATCAGAAATTAGTTCTTCCAACTAATGGATCTGAAAAATCTAACGAGACATCCACAAAAATCCCAACAGACGCAAAAGGCATCAAAGAGTATTTAGACTCGCTTCCAGAACCAATTGGTTATCGTATGTTAATACGACCATTTGCTGGAGAGGCGAAAACTAAAGGCGGAATTATTTTATCCGAACAAACTCAAGATACTATTGCTATGACTACAGTTATTGGAATTGTAGTTAAAATGGGAGATCTTTGTTACTTAGATAAAGATAAATTTCCTACAGGAGCTTGGTGTAAAGAAGGCCAGTTCGTAATGTATGGAAGATATGCTGGATCTCGTTTCAAAACAAAATATGGTGAACATCGTATTTTAAATGATGATGAGATTATAGGTATAATTAAAAAGCCATCTGACATTAGCCATCTATACTAAGGAGAAAAACAAATGGTAGACGAAACAAAGAATCCAACCGTTGAACTTGATACTGATGACGTTAAAGAAACTAACGTAGAAGTAAAAGAAACAACTAATGATTCTATAAAAAAAGCTGACTTAAACGTTGGCGAAGTTGATCTTGGTTATACTTCTCACACTAACAAAAAAGAGGAAAAAGCTCAAATTGTTGTTGAAGAAGAAGCAAAACAAGAACAACCTAAAGTTGAAACTAAACAAGAAAATGTAGATGATTTGTCAAATTTATCTGAAGGAGTTCAGAAAAGAATAGACAAGTTAACACGCAAATACAGAGAAGCTGAAAGAAGAGAACAAGCTGCTTTAGATTATGCAAAAGCTCTACAAAAAAAATACTCTGACTTTGAACAGAAATATGATTCTGGTGAAGAAATGTATTTGAAAGAATACGAAGCTAGAATTGATGCTCAAAGAGAACAAGTCAAAGTAAAATTAGCAGAAGCTTATCAATCTCAAGATGTAACTAAAATTACAGAAGCTCAAGATGAACTTACTAAGCTTACAGTTGAGAAAGAAAAAGCAAGAATTAGAGTTGCTGATAGAGAAAATAGACTTAAACAGGTTAAAGAAAAACCTGTTGAAAAGATTGTTCAAAACGAACAAGTTGAACAAACACCCCCAGCTCCAAGCGAAAAAGCTAGAGATTGGGCTCAAAAAAATACTTGGTTTGGTAATGATAAAATCATGACAAATGCAGCCTTTACGATCCATGAGGACCTAGTGGGTATGGGGATTGATGTAGAGAGCGATGAGTATTATAATGAGATAAACAAACGTATGAAGGAAACTTTTCCTCATAAATTTGTTCAAGAAACTAAAAAACCCGTTCAAACTGTTGCTTCCGCTGGAAGAAAACAAGAAGGACGCCGAACTGTGAGACTCACCAAATCACAAGTCGCTATTGCAAAAAAATTAGGGGTGCCACTAGAAGAATACGCTAAATACGTGAAGGAGGCAAATTAGTATGAGCGATAAAGAAAATAAAAGATCTTCACGCGCGTCCGAAGAAATAAAGGTTAATCGAAACAAACCTTGGACGCCACCATCATCTCTGGATGCACCACCTGCGCCAGACGGCTTTGTTCATAGATGGATCAGAGTCGAGTCAATGGGTTTTCAAGATACAGCGAATGTATCTAAGAAAATGAGAGAAGGTTGGGAATTCGTTAAAGCCGAAGAAATTTTAAGTAAATTCGGTAAAAACGCATACCCAGTTATTCATGACGGAAAATACGCAGGGTTGATCGGGGTTGCTGGCCTAGTGTTGGCTAGGATACCGGAAGAAATTGTGAAATCACGCGCAGAGTATTTCAAAAGAATTACTCAAGATAGAATGAACGCGATTGATGCTGATTTAATGAAGGAACAACGACCTGAGATGCCTATTAATATTAATAGACAATCTCGCGTAACTTTTGGTGGTGGAGCTAAAAAATAATTTTTTTGTAAAACCGACCAAAGTAAATATAAACTATAAAAAAAACTAAGGAGTATAAAAAATGGCAAACGTACTAGAAAAATTTGGTCTTAGACCATCTAGACAGCTAAACGGCAGTCCATTTATTAATGCTCAGAACAGATACAGAATATCTGCAAACAATACAACTGCAATATTCCAAGGAGATTTGGTTATCCCAAGCACTTCTGGAACTATTACAAGATATGTTGCGGGTACTACAAACTCTGTTGTGGGTGTTTTCAATGGTTGCTTTTATACAGACCCAACGACTCAAAAACCGACTTGGAAAAATTACTATCCAGCAAGCACAAACGCTTCAGACATTACAGCGTTCGTAATTGATGGTCCAGATACGGTATTTGAAATCAACGCTAGCGGCACAGTGGCCGTTACTGGTCTGTTTTCAAACTATGATGTAACTAACGTTACTGGAAATACACAAACTGGTATTTCTTACGTTCAGTTGGATCAAAGTTCAGCAAATACAACAAACACGTTACCGTTAATGGCAATCGATATATCACAAGATCCAAATAATAGTGATACATCTGCAACTAACGCTAACATAGTAGTGAGAATTAATAATCACTTCTATAAACAAAACCAAACAGGTCTATAATAGGAGATAATTTATGGCTATATCACGTTCACAGCTAGTTAAAGAACTAGAGCCAGGATTGAATGCACTATTCGGCCTGGAATATAACAGATACGATAACGAAGACGCAGAAATCTTCATGACAGAAACTTCAGATCGAGCTTTCGAAGAAGAAGTTATGTTAACAGGATTTGCAGGCGCTGAAATCAAACAAGAAGGTGCACCAGTAGTATTTGACAATGCTTCTGAAGCATATACTTCTAGATACACTCATAATACGATTGCATTAGCTTTCGCTATTACTGAAGAAGCTATCGAAGATAACTTGTATGATAGACTTGCTGCGAGATACACTAGAGCATTGGCAAGATCAATGTCGCAAACTAAGCAAACGATTGCGGCTAACATCTTGAACAATGGTTTCAGTGCTTCTTACACAGGTGGTGACGGAAAAGCTTTATTAGCTAACGATCACCCACTTGCTAACGGAGGAACGTTTAGAAACATTCTTTCGACAGCTGCTGACTTATCAGAAACGTCACTTGAGCAATCATTAATTGATATTGCTGCATTTGTAGACGAGAGAGGTTTAAAAGTTGCTCTACAAGGTAGAAAATTGATTATTCCAAAAGAATTACAATTTACTGCTGAGAGAATCTTAAAATCTCCTTTAACAACTACAGGTACGTTCGCTAAGAACGATATCAATGCTATGTTAAATATGGGAATGATCCCAGAAGGTTACAGAGTTAACCATTTCTTAACAGACATTGATGCATTCTTTATCATGACGGACGCTCCAAATGGTTTAAAACACTTTGTAAGATCGCCAATTAAAACTGCGATTGAAGGTGATTTTGACACTGGAAACGTTAGATTCAAAGCTAGAGAAAGATACAGCTACGGCTGGTCAGANNATTATGGGTTTTAAATCAGATATACAAGCTACAAGAATTACAGCAGCTACATCTAATGTAGTTATTGCTCCATCAATAAGATTAAGAGGAATTATAGTTGCATCGTCAGGCGGTGGAACAGGAACTGTTGAATTAAAAACAGAAAGTGCTACTGGTACAACTTTATTTATTGCAGATGTTCCAGCTGGTGATGTAATCAATCTAAATTTTCCAGAAGATGGAATTATATTTCCACAAGGAATTTATGTTTCAACATTTACTAGCATTGCAGCAGTAACATTACTTACAGATAAATATTCGGGTCCAGGCCCAATGTATCAACCACAACCATAATATTTAAATGGCTGGATTTGGTTCTCAAAAAAGAGGGACAGGTAAAGCTGTTAAAAAGTTTTCATATGGTGGAACATCTATGTATGCTTCACAATATTTAACTTCACCTGCCTATTCTGTAAATGAACAATTTGCACAACAATATGATCCACAAGGTT